CAAAACAATGCCGCTGACGGTTTGCTCCTCGTCGTTGGCCTTGGCGATCTCGACGTACTGTTTCAACGTCGGCTGCTTTTTCTTCATTTCGCAGCCGGCGCCCTTTTGGCACTTTGCTTGCTCGGTGGCCGCCTTGCCGCAGGCGCACTTCTCCTCCAACTCCGGTTTCTTCTTGCCGCCAGCTTGGACCGGGGCGAGCTTGCCGCCGTCGGCTAGTGCGCTGCTGTCCACCACGCCCTTTTTCGTACGGCCCTTGCGGACCAGGTCGGCGATGGCGATTAGGGAGTCTCTGGTGCTTTGCACATCGTCGATGATAGGGCCTATTGGTCTAAATCTTCACCTTCCCCGTCCACTCACTCTTCTTCCCGCCGCGCGGCCCGTATTCCGTGACGTGAGCCAGAATTTGCGTTGCGCCCGCCTCTCGGGCCGCCGTCATTCTGTGGCGACCATCGTTCAAGATGACGTTCTTCCCACCGCGTCCATCTGGCTCAATATTGATTCGGATCGGCGGCAACGGCTTCCCCGTGGCCGAGCCCATTGGGGCTCGTTCGCCCGCTGCGATCTCTTCAACTTGTTCCTTGGTGGCACCGGCGTACGCCGATCGTACGGCGGTCATGTCGCGCATGCCGTTGCGCAGATACATTGCGTTGTAAACGCCGACATCGTCAACAGCTTCTTGCAATGGGTTCTTGTTTTCGCTACTCCCCTTGGCTTCGAATTCTTCATCTGGGATGCGAAAAGTCAGAGACTCCGTTGCTATGTCCACCGTCGTGCGGCAACGAAAATGAAACGGCGGGAACAATTGCCCTGCTTTTGTTAAGGAATCTGCGCCTTTGGAAGCCAAAGATATCAGTTTTTCAGTCGAAAGCCATGGCTTTATCGACTTGTACGCTTCTGGCGTTTTGGCATCGGCTAGTTGCGCCATTTGCGCTTCTGCGTCTGCTACTTTGAACTCCATTCCATTTAATTCTGCGCAAAGTTCGCTGGTGCGTCCGTCCATTGGGTTGACCAGCGTGTAGGTGGTGACGCCGAGATTGGCGAAAGAATTGAGCTGACCATACACGCGCGCTGTTGTGACGGCATTCGCTGCCAGACCTTCGAAGTAGCTCTTGGCTGTGCCGTGGAAACCTTCGGGGATCTTGAAATCCCGCAACCGCGATTCGACAGCCGCTTGGACCATCTCGCCGCCGGCTTTTCGGCTAAGTCCCGCTAGCACCTTGGGTTGAACGGCATCCCGAATCGTCGGCCCAACGCCCTTGTATGTGTCGCCAATCCACCACAGCTCCTGTTGCGACAACTTATCCAAGGTCCGCTTGTCCTGAGCATCCAAAGAAAGCTTGACGTTTGCCGGATTGCCCTTTGCTTTCTCCACATCTTCCGAAATGGCGTATTGCAACGAGCCGCTGTACTTGCCGATTGCCTTCTTGTGCCCAGCGGAGCGAGCAAGCTTGTAAACATCCGATAGGCTCCGGGCGTACGCTGGCGATACGTCCGATGCCCACGCCTTCATCACCTTGTCCGCCGCTGCGTACGCGCTCGCGAGTGATCCGCCGCCGCGATAGACGGCGCCAGCGGAGCGCGCTGCCTGGTTGGCGCGTGCCTCCCACTTGGCGACTAGCGCCCGACGCGCTAGTGTTTCGATCCGTGCCATCTGCGCAACTTCGCTGATGGCCAGCGCCTTGGCCACGATCAAATCTTCACGGCGTTGAGCTGCGTCAGTCACGTCGATGGCTGCGCAAGCGCAATCGGCAGCATGGGCAAGCAAGCCCAAGAGCTTCATTCGTCGCTTTCCAGCGCTTGCTGCTTCCAGATCAATTCGGCCGCCCGGTTCAAGCCCTTCAGCTTTCTCACCAGAGTGTCCATCCCCTCATCTGGATCGAGCTTCAGATTCAACCCGTCGTCATCGTACAACCCCGCCGCCTTTAGCACCTTGAGCGCTGTGACCTGTTGTCCGGGCTCTGTGGCGTCCGCCTCGTTTTTCACAGCCTCGGCCATCGTGAGGCTGAAAGGCACGTCGGCGTCGAAGTCATCGGGGAAGTCAGGGAGCTCGACCCCCAAAATATCACTCAGAACTTGGCGAGCGATACGTGGCGTCATTCCGCCCGTCTTCTCGGCGCCTGCAAGAATGGCCACGAGCTGCGCGTTGTCTGTCGTGTTGGGGCTGTTGCTCTTGAACGTGTGATAAACAACGCCCATCTCTGGGAAGATGACTCGGTTCATCAACTCGTCGAATTCGGTGCGCTCCGGGCTGAAGATCTGTTCGTCGGCGAGACGGCGTGAAGCCTCGGCGGTCGCCCGGCTGTATTCGTCGGAACGTCCGACAAAGATGGGCGGAAGTCGCCAAGCACGCCGGATCTTGTCTTGGTTCTTTTCGCTGTAGTGCTGGAACAGCGCGTCCTTCTGCTGCGTGTTCTGAAGCGGCTTGATATCGATCTTCACCTGGCCGCCGTCTTCGCCCTCATCTCCGAACGGCTCGCCCTCTACGATCAAGAACTTGCTGTAGTTGTCAGACCCCTGGATCTGGCTCTCCACGAACGACTCGATGCGTGCGATGGTTCCATCGGTCAACTGGCCATTCGATACGCACACGACCATCGACGGGATGTTGTTGTTGCGAAACGTGATGTAGTTGATCTCTTCAGCAGCTCGGTCGCCGAAGATGCTCAACAGGTTGCCGATGTACCGGGGCAAGCCGTACGGCGTGCGCGCGCTGTAAATCTTGAGGTGGATGACTTCGGTGGCCAACATGTTGTCGGGCACCTTGTTTTCTTCGGTTTCGAATTCTCCAGTTTCCTTGTTCATGCGTCGTGGGTCGCCGAACTGCTTGAACCAGCGGACTTTGGAGTCCAGCATTTGAAACTGGCGGCCGTAGCCATAAATGGCCCGCGATTGAACGAAACGTCGGAAGCGCTTCCACTCTTTGATTGTGGCAATCTTCACAGAGCCGTCGGGTTGGAGTTGGACCACCTTTCGGTCCACCAGCATCGGATCGTCGTCCAGGCGACCGAGCCGCATGGTGTAAGCGGGCATGTGCGTAAACGCGCAGATATCGCCGGGGTTGTCCTCGTTCGCGGCGCCAGAGCGGAGCACCTCGAAGTACGCATTGCCGGTCATTTCCATGTCGCGGCGAAGCTTGCGCCGGAACGCCACGAACGACTCGTCGGTGCAATACTTGAAGAAGTTGGTCAACCGCGCGTATTCGGACTTGGACTCCACCACCTCCGGCGGCTGTTTGTCTCCCGGTTTCGAGCCGTCCACGTCATCGCTTTTGTCCGTGACACTGGTGCGCAAACGCGAGATGAACCGGCAGCCGTAGCCTTCGATGTTCACCTCCATCGCCTCTACACACTGATTTAGCTCGCTGCTGTTCTCCGCGAGCATGCTCAGCGTCAACATGTCAAAGGGCGGTTCGATTACACGGCCCTTTTCCATCAGGGCTGCAAACGGCTCCTCGGGAACCGTGTTGGTTTTCTCTGGCGTGGAGCCGTCGGTTGATCCGTTGGCCTTTTTGATTGGGATCTCGATCACCTTTGCGCGCACGCCCCGGAGCGCTTTCTTGGTGACTTCGTTACCCGTTGCGTTGGCCTCTGCGAAGTTGACGGCGGTCATCTACGCCGAGCGTAACTTCAGATCACGCCTGGCTCGTGCTCGCGACGCTTTCGGCCCTTCCCCATTTTGGAGACGGAATAGGCCAATTCAAAGGCGTCAAAGAGGTCATCGTGCGCGTTATTGGGAAACAGCACCATGTGTTCGATCAGCAGTTGCTGAGACTTTCTGAAGAACATCTTCTTGTCTTCGAACACCGGCGTGAACTTCCAAGCACGCACCATCTTGTCCTTGTCCGTCTTGATTGACTTCAGACGAACCTCGGGCGCGCGGTCCTTCAAGTTCTGGTATTGGGCCTCTTGGTAGGCGACGGTTTCAATCCCAATCCGAATCGGATCCCAACGCCGCGCGTATTCCAAGATCTTGTCCGTTTGCGCGTTGAAGCGCAATTGGCCCTCGAAGTAATCCAGAACATAGTACGCCGTGCGATCGTTGGTGACGCCAATCACCACGATGGCGAATTTGTCAGCGCTTTCCGACTCGCTGATGGCGAGGTCGACGCCCATGAATATCTGCAGCTCGTTCTTGTTCGGCCACTGATCATCGGGAAGTGTCTGGCAGTCGTCAAACTGGAACACCTCGCCCTTCATAGCTTCCGTGTCGCAATTCCCGGACACCAGGACTTTGCCGCCGAGGCGCGTGACGAGCGTGCTGTTTGGCACTTGGAAGCAAACCACATCACCGACGTAACGTTCCGGAGCAACTTGGCCCGGCTTGATGCCGTTTCCAATTGAACGGCGTGCACAAACTGTGTAAGAGCAGAGTGTTTCTCGTGCGGCTTTTTGCCAAGCACTCGGAGATTCTTCTATCAGGCTTGCGTCCATACAGAGCAAGGTTGCAAGCTCCTGGACGTCGTCGGCTAAAGAACGGCTCACGGTCGTGTACTGATAGGATTCGCCGCCAACGTTCCTGACCACGTGTCCGTCGCCCTCAATCATGGCTTGGAACAATATTCGGAGCTGCCTTTCGGAGAGGCCGAAAACAAAACGCGGAATTCTGGCGTCTTTCGACGATGTCTTGACGTTGGACCGAAGCCAATCCCAAAGACCAATGTGGCAAATGTCGAGCGAGTAACAC